CTCCTAGATTTCAAGAATTATAGATGAGGAGGAATTAAAAATATGGAAACAGTCACAAAACAAAACGTACAATTTGATAATATTCCTGATGATTTAGCTGAATTAGATCATTGGATATTATGGACATTTGAAGAAAAAAGAAACCAAGATAAAGAAATTGTTGTTGATGAGAATGGAGAAATCCAATACACAAAAGTACCGAAACAACCCAATGGTTCCAATGCCAATTCAACGAACTTGAACACATGGAATACACTTGAAGCAGTGGAAGAAGCTTTGAAAAGCTCTCCTGAACAATTTGACGGTATAGGATTTGTGTTTACTGATTCGGGTATTGTCGGGATTGATATTGACAACAAAGATGAGGAATTGCAAGAATATTTATCCAATGATGAGGTAGATTTAGACACAAATACAGTTGCTGATTTTATTGAAACCACCAAAAGCTATGCAGAAGTTTCTCCAAGCGGGAACGGGATTCATATTTATATGAAGGGTTCTAAGCCAGAAGGAAAAAGCAAAAATGGCAACTTTGAAATGTATGATACCAAACGTTTTTTCACTGTAACAGGTAATCGTATTAGTGAACGTAAGCAGTTAGCTGATAATGAGGAACTCAATGTATTGCCTTATTTACATGATAAATATATTAATAAGAACGATGATAAGAACCCTGTTATAGATGTTCAACAAGTGATTGAAAACGCTGGGAACGGCTTATCTGATGAAGATATTATCCAAAAAATCATTGGATCAAAGCAAAGAGAGAAATTTATGAAGTTGTTTACTCATGGAGATGTTTCAGACTATCCAAGTCGATCTGATGCAGATTATGCTTTAATTAGTATATTGCGCTGGTGGACGAACAATGACATTGAACAAATTGACCGTATTTTTCGAGAATCAGCTCTCATGCGAGATAAATGGGATCGTCCTACTGGCAATTCAACGTATGGAATCAATAGCATTATCCAAAATATAAAAGAAAGTAAAGGTGATGGATATAAATCAAATATGAAGAAGTATGATTTTCAGATGAATGATGAAAGGAAATGGTATCCCTATGATGATACAGGGAATGCTGAAATGTTTACTGATCTATATAAAGATCAAATAAGGTATAGCTATGAAGCTAAAAGTTGGTACTATTACACGGGTAAAATTTGGGAGCCTGATAATTTAGGCAAGGTGCAACAACTCGCTGACAAGATCCCTGATAAAATAGCTAAACAGCCTATTCGTGTAACTGATACAACTGATAAAAAATTGGTGGATCAAGCTCAAAAAGACAAAACGAGACACTTAAAAAATTCAAGAAACTATAAAGGGAAAAATGATTTCATTAAAGAATCTCAACATAGAGTTTCCATAGCTCAAGGTGATTTTGATAATGCAGGAAATAAGTTAAACCTTCAAAATGGCTACTATGATTTAGATAAAGATGAATTTAAAGAGCATGATCGTTCTTTGTATTTAACAAAAATAACTAACATTCAATATGACTCGAACGCAAAAGCTCCCAAGTGGGAACAATTTATTAATGAAACATTCTTGGGTGATATAGAACTCATTGATTACGTGCAGAGAGCGGTAGGGTATTCTTTGTCAAACAGTACCGAAGAACGAGTAATGTTTTTTATGTATGGAAAAAAAGGTTCCAATGGAAAATCTGTATTTACCGGAATGTTGTCCGAATTATTGAACGATTATCACGAAAATGTGAATTCTAATGCGTTGATGAATTCCAAGGATAGCGACAGTAGTGATGCTTCACCAGCACTTGCAAAGTTAAAAGGGGCGAGATTAGTGACTGCTTCAGAAACAGAAAAACAGAAACCATTAAATGTTAATCTAGTGAAGTTGATTACTGGGAATGACATCGTGACAGCGAGGTATTTACACAAAAATGAAATTAGTTATACCCCTGAATTTAAAGTATGGTTAGCAACGAATCATAAACCTGTTATTGATGGTGATCCAGCTATCTGGGGCAGATTGGTTGTTATTCCGTTTGATAATTATGTTCCTGATCGTAAGGCTGATAAAGAATTATCGAACAAGCTAAAAAAAGAAATGAGTGGGATTCTCAATTGGGCTATTGAAGGTCATCGTAAATATAAAGAAGCTGGTTTAAGGGATTCGGAACCAGTCGCCATTAAAGAACAGCGTGAAGAATATAAAGAAGATATGGACGTTATAGGCACCTTTATAAATGATTGGTGCATTATTGATGATGAACATAAAATAAAGTCTTCCAGCTTGTGGAGAGCATTTAATAATTGGGCTGAAACCAATGGTGAAGATATTGCAAAAGAAACAAACAAAAGTTTTTCTTCAGAATTAATTAACACATATGGGCTAGACAAGAAGCGCTTTAGTGATGGCTGGTATTTTTTAGGAGTTCAACTAAACCATGAATCGACTCAAGATAATTTATAAGCTAGATGTATGGTTAGTGTATGGTTAGTGTATGGTTTTATGTATGGTTTAATGCGACAACCAAAGTGTTTATGTATGGTATGTATGGTTATAAGGATTAATTCAATATATATAAAAATATATCTCTTATAGATATATACAAGGAGAAAATGCTAAAACCCTACACACCATACATTAATCCCTTCACGGCAACGTTTAACCCTACACTAAACCATACATAAACCCTACATCAATCATACATGCTTGTGTCAAATACGAAGGAGTAGATATTATGATAGATCGAATAAATGAAGTGTGTAAAGAGATCCGTATAAAGTATGAAATATTTGATGACGTTGAAGCATATAATCTAGCTACTGAAATTGTGAAGATAGAAATGCTTGATAGAAGATTAAACGAAATAGGTGATTCGTTAGATAGAATATATAAGGAGGTATAAGCTATGATAAGAAGAATTAGAGAAGTATATAACGAACTGATGCAACTATATCATGTACCATATACAACTGAAATGAACGTTGATTTTTATAAGATGGCGGTTGAAGTTGTTAAGGTTGAAGAATTGACTAAAGAAATAAAACGTTTAAGAATTTCTATCTATGATGTAAATGAAAACATCAAAGAACTTGATGACACAATGGATCAATACTAATGAAACCAATGAAGCAATGCCGTCATGCTGGTTGTAATAATCTTGTGGATTATACAGTAACGTATTGTGATAAACATGAAGAACAACACCAAACGTCTATTCATGATACGTATAAGAAGCGTAAACAACGTGGTGGCAAATACCATGCGTTTTATAAAACTAGACGCTGGAGAAGGTTATCTGAATTACAGCGAATTAAACAACCAATGTGTGAGGTGTGTTTAGAACAAGGAATCATTAAGAAGGCAGATGTTGCCGATCATATTATAGAGATTCGTGATGATTGGTCTAAGCGATATGATGAAACCAATCTATCTAGCTTGTGTCATTTTCATCACAATCAGAAAACAGAAAAAGAAAAAGCTAAACGAAAACAGAAAAAATAATTTTCAAAAAAATATCCCCCGCCTAGATTTTGGGCTTGGGGACCGATGCGGGACTCGTGTTAGCGTAAAAAGCCATTTTAAAATCAAAGTAGTTGCGGAATACAACTAAATTACGTTTACAAGTGTAATCAAAACTGCTATAATAGGAAGTAGGAGAACAATGAAAGATAAAATAACTATAACCTTTTCAGACGGGCGATCCAAAGAGGTCGAAATCCCCAATTACGGAAACATAGAAATTACCGTCCGTAATGGAAAAGTGGCAATGATAGATACTAAAACAAGTGAAAAGATATGTTAATACGCCTAAACGCAAAAAGCGAGGACGTACTACCAGGGTAAAAGCTGGCGGTGCGTCCTTTTTTATATCTATTCAGATTTTTCTTCTTGCAAACTAATAATCTGATAATCAATTTTTGGAGAAGCTAATTTAAAATCAAGTTCATAATTATGTTTTAAAGATTTATATTCAAACCAAGTCGGCGTGGCTTCATAAGGGTTTTCTTTACCGTTAATAATATCCTTTATAAGTTCAATAAGAAGGTTTTTGTGATTTAGTATATCATTTGAATCCGTCTCAATATTTTGTACTGCTTCATACGTGTCTTCTCTGATTGAGAGAAGGCTACGATTATTGTGTACGTTAAAAGATTTTTTTTCTATAAATGACGGATATTTCTCATTGTTCTTATAAAAAACTAATTGATTACTGTTGTTATAAGTTAAGCTTCTTGCTTTGAAAACATCATTGTTATCTGTAAAAACTATTGAGTATGTAGGTGGCGTTTCTCTATCGTTATCGTACATTTCAACAAAAGTATTTAGTGCATATTCAAATAATTGTATTTCTTTAAATTCCATATTATCACCTTTCATAATTATTTTAAATGTAATCTATAAATATTATAACAGATCGAAAGGAGGCACATAATGGCAAGACAAGTTAAACTACTCGAAGAATCCAAATCACACATATCTAATGAACAAAAAGCACAACGTGAGGACGCTAAACAAGAATTATTTAATCATAAGCAGTTAACCACGGAAGCGCCCGAATGGTTACCTCAAAGCGCTAGAACGGAGTGGGAACGCCTTGTACCCGTGATGAAGAAAGATTTTCCGTTATCTGAAACAGATTATGGCTCATTGGTGTCTTACTGTTTAGCTTACTCACGAATTAAGACCGCTGAAAATGAGATCCGTAAAACAGGCACGTTTATTACTAGTGAATCTAGTGGCGTGAAGAAGGCGAATCCAGCAGTAAATGTGCAATCTAAAGCGATGAATGACCTCAAAGCTTCAGCGAATGCTCTAGGTATGACATTAGAAGCACGGTCTAAACTAGCACTGAATAAAGCAAAAACCCAAGAAGAAAAGGATCCATTTAAAGAGATGATGGAATCATGAAGCAGTATATTGAGAGTGTGTTAAATGGTGACATAAAAGCTAATCAGAAAATTATTCTAGCGTGTCAAAGACACATGAACGATTTAGAGAAGGCTAAACATAAGGACTATCCTTATTACTTTAATCAAGAGTTTGCAAATAAGGCGATTCGTTTCATGGAATTACTCCCAAGCACAGACGGAACCCAAATCAATATGCTGGGCTTTCAACGGTTTATCATTGGTTCATTGTACGGTTGGCGGTTAAAAGAAGATGATTCCAGGCGCTTCAGCCGTGCATATATCTCTATGGCACGGAAGAACGGGAAGACCTATTTAGCTTCTGGAATGGCTACTTTAGCGCTTCTTATGGAAAATGAACCAGCACAAGGGCGACAAGTCTTATTTGTGTCTAATGCTTTAAAACAAGCCAAACTAGGCTACACAATGATGAAAAATTCCCTCCGTGCAGTGACAAAACAGAGTAAATATTTAAGACAGCAGTTAAAAATTAATGAATCCAAGATCGAACATTTACCGTCAAATTCCATAGCGTTACCGCTGGCTAGTGAGAACAATACGCTTGATGGTTGGGGTTCTACTACAACAATCTATGATGAATATCATGCTAGTAGAACTAAAGAAACCTATGACGTGATTAAACAAGGGCAAGTACAACAAAAGAACGCCTTATTATGTGTTATAACCACGGCTGGCTTAAACCTCAACGTTCCAGCGTATGATGATTACTTGCTCTTGGATAAAATTCTTAAAGGCGAAGAAGAAGCTGACCGTTATTTCATTGCAGTATGGGAATTGGATAATGAAGAAGAAATTCACGATCAAAATAATTGGATCAAAGCCAATCCTATATTTGAAAGTGAAGAAATCAAAAAGCCAATGGTGAATGAGTTGGCAGAAGATATAAACCTTTCGATCAAACAAAATAATTTGAATCCTCTATTAGTGAAAAACATGAATATGTGGCGACAAGCTTCAGAGGACAGCCTTATTAGTGGGGAAGACTGGCAAGCAGTCGAAACTGAACCTCAAGATATTCACGGGAAAGAGGTTTACATTGGGATTGATTTAAGTAAAACCGATGACCTCACCTCTGTATCTTGGCTCGTTCCTTTAGATGATGGACGGCTTTACGCAGATTCTCATTCATTTGTAGCTACAAAGTATGGCTTGAGAGATAAAGAACAACGTGATGGTTTACCCTACCGTGAGTTAGAACGAGCTGGAGAATGTTCTATTACGCAGTTAGAAAGCGGGATCGTGGACTATGAACAAGTTTTTGAGTTTATTGAAAACCTAATCCAGGAAAATGACCTGAAATGTGTAGGGATTATGTACGATCCATACAATGCCAATAGTTTAATCTCTATGGCTGAAAAAGCCAATTATCCAATGATAGAGGTGCGACAAGGAACATTAACTTTAAACGTACCAACACGAACCTTTAGAGAACAGATCTTTGAAAAAAACATTGTTCATAATCAAAATACAATTCTTACACATGCGGTTAATAATGCGATTACTAAAGAAGATAATAACGGGATTCAGATTAACAAGTCTAAGAACTCCAATAAGATTGATCCAATCGTTGCCTTAATCAATGCTTATGTGTTTGCTATGAATCATTTCACAGAAAAGGAAGGAGAGAAAGCGGATAATGAATTTTACTCAAGTGAAGCATTTTCTTTCTAATCACATTCATACCATTCTATTTTTATTAGGTTTAGTGTTTATCACGATAGCTATTACTTTTCTGACAAATCCATATTATGGACTGTTAGCGCTGGGCGTGTGTTGCCTATTAGTAAGTGGTTTGCTTAATACAGGTTAGAATAAGCTCAATTTTGAGCCAATGTTCAAAGAGGGGAGGTTTAAACATACGTGGCACTATTTCAATCAAGAGAGAAACGAGAGGACAATACAGAGCCTTTTTTAGATCATGTTGTAAGCATGACTTCAGACAATGCCAATATTTCTTACACAGGTATTAAAGCCATTAAAAATAGCGATGTGTTTACGAGTGTGAGGATTCTAGGCAGTGATATTGCTTCAAGTCCGTTACAAATTACAAGGGATAACCAAGTATTGAGTGATGGACGGATAACAGAGCTATTAAATACAAAACCAAATGACAAAATGAGCGGTTGGCACTTCAAATTTGCGCTTATGGTGAACATGCTTCTTAATGGCAATAGTTTTGCTGAAATCATACGAGCTGGGAACAAGCAAATCAAACAGTTAGAACTGATTAAAAATTCCTTAGTATCTATGAAACAGCGAAAAAATGGCAGTGTCTATTATGAAATAGAGAATGAAGACAAGTCAAAACGAATTGTAGAACAAGATAATATATTACACTTTAAGTATTTTACTCAAGATGGACTAACAGGAATTTCTCCATTGTATTCTTTAGCTGATGAAATGAAGGTACAAAAAGCGGGAAATAAAACCATTCATAATTTCTTTTCAAGAGGGATTAATAGCAGTGGAATTTTAAAGGTCAATAAATCTGATTTAAATGCTGAAGCAAAAAATGCTATTCGTGAGAAATTTGAAGAAGCGAACGGATCAGATGAGGGAAATAACGCCTTACGAACCATTATTCTTGATGAAGCAATGGACTATCAAAATTTAGAAGTTAACACCGATGTATTGAAGTTGATTAATTCGAGTGATTGGACGACAAAACAAATTGCCAAAGCGTTTGGAATACCCAGCGAACGGTTGGGCGTTGAAAGTCACCACTCGAACACAACACAAGCCAACGTGATGTATCTCCAAAATACACTGGTGCATTATTATCGTTCGTTTACAAGTGAATTAGATAATAAATTACATTATCAATTTAAATTTAATTCAGAATTTTTATTTGAAGCAGATCCCGAAACGATGACTGAAACAATTGTCAATCAAGTAGAGAGTGGCTTAATTACCAGGAATGAAGGACGGGCAAAACTAGGATATAAGCCCG